GAGCTGGTGGCATCATTCCAAGCCGACTGCGACGGCATCCTTTGTTCCCTTTCTGAAGCTGCTGCTCAATGAAGATCACCTGCACCCAATCCGACCTCAGCCGCGCGCTACGTGCTGTGGCGCGTGCTGTCGGCAATGGCAAGACCCATCCGATCCTCTCGGGCGTTCTGCTCCGCGCTGATGGCGGGAAGCTGCAGCTCACCGCCTATGACCTGAGCATCGGCATACAGACCAGCATCGACGCCATGGTTGACGCTGCTGGCGCCTGTGTCGTGCCGCATCGCCTGCTGGCGGACATCACAGGCCGACTGGATGGCGCCAGCGTGGTCTCCTTGACCCTTGACGGTGATCGCGTGGCATTGGCCACTGCAGGCGGCTCCTACAGCCTTTCAGCGGCCTCTGCGGATGATTTCCCTGACCTGCCTGCCGTGGGGGCTGCTGATGGCGCTGTGATCGACCTGGCGACGCCATTGGCTGCGGTGCTGGTCGCAGCCAGCACTGATGAAGCGAAGCAGGTGCTTACGGGCATTCACCTGATCTCCGATGGCAAGGAGCTGCGCATTGAAGCCACCGACGGCCACCGGCTCGCATCGCGCACGCTGACCTGCAATGCGCCGGACATGGATGTAGTAATCCCTGCTCGCGCTATGGCGCAGGTGCGGGGCCCTGCGTCCTTTGCGGTGGACGGCGGCCACGTCGCAATCCAACTGGACACTGCCACGCGCATGATCACCCGCACCTTGGATGGCGCCTACCCATCAGTGCAGCAGCTGATCCCTGCCACCTTCAAGGCCCTGGCCACCTGCAACCGTGAAGCGCTCCTTGCAGCACTGGAGCGGATCGCGTGCGTCTCGCCTAATGACATCGTGCGACTGACCGTCAAGGCTGGCGCCATTGAAGTCACCGCCGAATCCGAAACCAGCAGCGGCGCTGAATCGGTCGCATGTCATGGCAAGCTGCCGCCACTTGCTGCCAATGTCCACTACCTGGTGGATGGCCTCAAGGGCTTCACGGACATTGATATCACCATTCAAGCCAACACCTCAACCTCGCCCGTCGTCATCGGTCAGACTTATCTGGTCATGCCGGTTCAGGTGCGGGAGTGAATCTCAGCTTCAATGTTGATACGAGCCAGCTGGATCAGTTGGCTCGTTTTACTTCAGCCGTGCGCGGGAACCTTGACAAGGATCTGTCCAAGGCCATGACACTCGCTGCATACGATGCACGCGACTATCTCAAGAACGTCACGCCGCGATACGTCGATCAGCCAACAAAATGGACACTGAACTCAATGTTTGTTCAGAAGGCCAAGCCAAATGATCTAACTGCACGCTTCGGCTTTAAGGACACCGCGGTCAAAGGCACTGCTGCCGCAAAGTATCTGCAGCCAATGGTCGGCGGTGGCAGGCGCAGCGAGAAGCGCAGTGAAGCCGCAATGCAAGCCAAGGGCGTCCTAAGGGCAGGGGAGTACATCGTTCCGGCTGAGGCAAGGCCCAATGGCGGCGTCTACCCCCTCAAGCTGGACAGGTACGGCAACGTACCAGGGCCCACCATGGTGCGCATCCTCAGTCGCATCGGTGGACTGCGCGAGCAAGGCGCAACCCAGAATGTCTCGGGCGCACGTCGTTCGCAACGCAAGCGACGCGAGTCTGACTTCTTCGTCGGTACGCCTGGTGGCTTGCCGCGTGGTATCTACGCACGTGTGGGACCAAGACCGCGCAATGGCGGCATGGCGCGCGGCTTTCACACGATCTTCCACATCACTCGTCAGCCGCGGTACGAGCCACAATTCCCTGTTCGTGACATCTTGGCTAAGAAGTTCAGTGAAAAGTTTCCGTCGATCTTTGAACGATTGGTGTTCGCGTCGCGGTGATTGGGTCCCTTTTTGTTCCTTGCATGTGGGTAAGTTCAAATCTCGCCATTCAACTAGCGCCAGACGCCAAACCGCTTAAACCGTTGCGCTGCAAGGGATCTCAGCGCAGTGAGGGCAGGCGGTTTAGCGAGGGTTTAGCATTGGTTTAGTGATTAAACTACCCGTGCTAGTCAGCTTTGCTGAGTTTGCGATCTTGAAGGGCTGCACGAAAGGTGCGGTTACCCACGCAAGCAAAAGCCGCATCGCTGCTGCCATCGTTGACAAGGACGGTCAGCGATGGCTGGACCGTGATCTGGCGCTGGAGCTGTGGAACAAGAACACCAGGGCCACGGCCAATAGCAAGGTGTCACCACCGGCGGATCCAACACCGCGCGAGCTGAAGCGCCGGGTGGAGGCGCTGCCAGATGATGAGATCCCGGACCTGAATGAAAGCCGCGCAAGGCGTGAGCATTACCAGGCCGAGCTGGCCAAGCTGCAGGTGAGCCAGCAACGCCGCGAACTGATCAGCGCCGATGAGGTGAAGAAAGAGGCGTTTGCACTGGGGCGCAGCATCCGCGAAGCACTGGCCAACCTGGCGGACCGCCTGAGCCACCAACTGGCGGGCGAAACGGATCCGGTCGTGATCCATGAATTGCTCAGCCAAGAGCACCGCGCGGCACTATCGGAGCTGAGCGAATGAACGCATACCGCGGCGGCTTCCTCGATGGGCTGCGACCTGACGCGCAGCTGACGGTCAGCGAGTGGGCCGATCAGTACCGGATGCTGAGCAGCAAGGCCAGCGCAGAGCCGGGGCCATGGCGCACAGGGCGCACGCCATACCTGCGCGAGCCGATGGATTGCCTGAGCACGGGGAGCACCGTGCAGCGTGTGGTGATGATGTTTGCGGCGCAGACCGGCAAGACCGAGGCCGGCAGCAACTGGCTCGGCTATGTCATCCACCATGCACCGGGCCCGCTGCTGGCGGTGCAGCCAACGGTTGAGATGGCCAAGCGCCTGAGCAAGCAGCGCCTCGAAAGCATGATCACCGATACGCCAGTGCTGGCGGAACGGATCGCACCAAGTCGCAGCAGGGACAGTGGGAACACGATGTTCAGCAAGGAGTTTCCCGGTGGAATGCTCCTGCTCACCGGCAGTAACTCAGCCACCGGCCTACGATCGACGCCGTGCCGCTACATCTTCCTCGACGAGGTGGACGCCTTCCCGCTGGACGTGGACGGCGAGGGCGATCCGGTCAGCTTGGCCGAGAAACGAGCGACGACGTTCGCGCGGCGGAAGATCCTGCTGACCAGTACGCCGACCATCAAGGACTTCAGCCGTATCGAGGCGGAGTATGAACGCAGTGATCAGCGCCGTTACTTTGTGCCATGCCCAAGCTGCGGCGCGATGCAATGGTTGAAGTGGTCGCAGCTCAAGTGGGAGAAGGATGATCCGAGCAGCGCGGCATACGAATGCGAGGCGTGCAAGGAACGATTCGGAGAGCTGCATAAGCCGGCCATGCTGCGTGGTGGTGAATGGCGCGCCACTGCGCCTGGCGATGGCGGTAAGACTGCTGGCTTTCAGCTGAGTGGACTCTATTCACCGCTCGGCTGGCTGAGCTGGGGCGACATGGTTGACGAGTTCATGCGCAGCAAGGCGGATGCGCCGATGCTTAAGAGCTTCGTCAATACGCGACTGGCTGAGACGTTCGCAGAGGACTACGCCAGCAAGGTGAGCGCCACTGGATTGATGGAGCGCTGCGAGCATTACAAACCCGGCACTGTGCCAGATGGTGCATCCGCCATCACGGTCGGCGTTGACGTGCAGGACAACCGGCTGGCGATCAGTGTCTGGGCATGGGGCCGCGACGAGGAAGGTTGGCTGTTGGATCACCAAGAGATTCACGGCGACCCGAGCCGCGCAGATCTATGGAAGCAGTTGGATCAGCTGGTACTACGCGAGTGGCCGCACGCGCTGGGCCATGGCATCCGGCCGCATGTGGTAGCGATCGACAGCGGAGGCCATTTCACGGCTGAGGTTTACCAGTACGCACGCGAGCGCGGCCGGCAGGGCGTGATTGCGATCAAAGGCGCCAGCCAGCGCGGCAAACCACCAATCGGCAAGGGGAGCCGGGTGGATCTCAACGCCAAGGGCCAGACCATGAAGCGCGGCGCGGTGGTGCACCCGGTCGGCAGCGACACGATCAAGACCACGCTGTTCGGCCGGATCAGGCATAGCGAGCCTGGGCCCGGCTACCTGCACTTCCACATGGATGCAACGGTTGACTACTTCGAGCAGTTGACCGCCGAGAAGCAAGTGATGCGATACAACCGTTCAGGATTCCCGGTGCGCGAATGGGTCAAGAAGCCATCAGCGCGGAATGAGGCGCTCGACTGCCTTGTCTATGCCTATGCGGCGCTGTGCCATCTCTACACCCGCTACGACCGCAAGACGATATGGGATCAACTCGACAAGCCAGCAGAAGCGCGCGCTAAGCCGTCGCTAAGATCAGCTAAGGCTGGTTCGGCCTTCCTCAGCAACTGGTAACGGTGAACATCCCTGCGACAATTCGAGCCGGCGACACGGTGAAGTGGCGGGATGATGCCAGCGTGGATGCGTTCGGCAA